AATGTATGGCGCGTGCAGGGCATGGCTCAAAACCGGTTGCCTTCCGAACGACCCGGAACTTCGTCGACAGATGCTGGCGATCGAATACACCTATAACGTTCGGGATGAAATTCAACTGGTTCGTAAAGAAGACCTCACCGACCAAGATGGTAACGGAATTTCCCTCGACGACATAGATGCTCTGGTCCTAACCTTCGCCTATCCAATTTCGCCCAATCGCCAAGCAGGTGGGGACTATCCGCATAAGTCCGAAGTCATTTCGGAATATGATCCGTATTCCGAAGAAAGAATGCTCGCATGAATCCTTTAGCGAACCTAGCCGCTTTAACCTTAGGAGCTTCCCTTGTCCGGTCCCCTTGATGCAATCGGTAAACTCTTTGGTGGTTCCACCCAGCAGCAAGTTAATCCCTTGCTAATGGTTCCACAAATGCCAGCCACTCCGCCAACCATCCAATCTCCAACCGGGTCGCAAACCTCTTCGCGGCCTCAAACCAATACATCTTTCGTCTCAGCCTCCGCACCAGTCCCCAATCAACAAAACACTGCAACTAAATCACTTTTAGGTGCATGATGATAGTCCCAATGACCAAACGTTCTCCCCCTGCACCACCCCAACCCGATCCAACCTTCCTTGCAATGGCTGCGGCCTCCATGCATAAGGAAGGCAAACTATCCCTTAACCCAGAGACGCCCAATGATCAGCCCGCAATCCCCCGCAAGGCGTGACGTCTCTGCCTCAACCTATCGTCTCCGGAACTATTCCGAAGGACGCCTCATAGGCCTTCGAGTCAATCGCTATTCGTGGTGGACCCATTGGCGTGAACTCGCAGATTATTTCCTCCCACGGCGATACAAATGGCTAATCACCCCTAATCAAATGGGACGTGGTTCGCCAATCAATCAACACATTATCGACTCCACCGCTTGTGTATATGCCCGAAATCTTGCCTCCGGTTTAGTTTCTGGCAAATCCTCCCCAACCGATTTATGGTTTCGCCTCCAAATCGGCTACCTCGATTCAACCGAAACTACCCCGGCATCTCTTTGGCTCGCTGAATGTGAACGCCTTCTTTACCTTATCTTTAACGAATCGAACTTCTACAATTCCATCGCGATATTTTATTTCGACCTTGTTGTCTTTGGCACCGCCTCGATGCTAGTCTATGAAGATTACGAAAACGTTATCAATTGCGTCAATCCCTGCCTTGGCGAATTCTATATCGACATCGATGGTAAATACCGCCCGACAATTTTCTATCGCGAATTTACCATGACCATCGACGCTTGCGTTAAAGAATTCGGCTATGACAATTGCTCATCCGCCGTTCAAGCCCTTTACGACGATCCAGATGGCGCCAATCTCACCCGCGAATTAATCATCGCCCACGGAATCGAACCTAACAACGACGGTCGAGCAAAAGAATTCGGATTCTCCGAAAAGTTTGCTTGGCGAGAAGTCTATTGGGAGTGGGGTGGCTCAACCTCTCCCCAAGGTGGCGCTGCCAATGTCCCTGGCATTCTTCGTCGAAAGGGCTACTATGAACAAGTCGCAATCACTGGTCGTTGGGATCTTGTTTCGAATGATCCTTATGGTCGTAGTCCTGGTATGGATGGTTTACCGGATCAAAAGCAGGTTCAACTAGAACAACGTCGAAAGGCTCAAGCCATTGACAAAATGGTCAACCCTCCCCTAATCGCCGACATTCAGCTTAAAAACCAACCCGCCAATCTTACCCCTGGCGGCATTACTTTTGTCTCCGGCTATTCTGCTTCCGGTAAACCAGGCTTCGCCTCAGTCTACGACACCAAATTCCCCGTTCAAGAAATTACCGCTGACTTAGTCGAAGTCAAATCTCGCCTGTCCCAGATCTTCTTCAATGACGTCCTCCGAACCGCTTCCCAATACGAAACTCGATCCAACGTCACCGCAGTTGAATGGGATCTTCGCAAGTCCGAATCTCTCATTATGCTCGGCCCTGCACTTGAACGCATTGACAACGAAGTTCTTCGTCCATTTGTCGAACGCACCTTCGCCATCGCTCTTCGCGCTGGCATAATCCCACCGCCTCCACCAGAAATCTCCGGGCAAATGATGACGATTAAATTCGTCTCGGTTCTTGCCCAAGCTCAACAAGCCACTCGTGCTGCTTCAATTGAACGAATCCTATCCCTTGCTGGCAGCATCGTTGGCGTCGTCCCTGAGGCTATGGACAATATCGACGTAGATTATTCCCTTGACAAATTATCATCTCTCCTGAACAATGATCCTAAGATGATACGTTCCCCTGATGCCTTGGCCAAAATTCGTGCAGACCGCGCCAAACAAGCCGCTGCTGCTCAACAAGCCGACATCGCGCAGAAGCTTTCAGCCGGAGCCAAGAATCTATCCGGCGCTGATATGGGTAATGGGCAAAATGCATTACAAGCCATGGTAGGTAAGTAATGATTCAAGTTGGCGACAAAGTTATCTCTTCTGGCCAATTCATTCCTGATATAGGTATTGGCATTGTTAAAGCTCGTCTTGATATTAATTATGAACCCACAGATAATGAAGATTTAATCGAGTATATTAGCTGTAAATATCCATCTGGATTTAGAATCATACCTTTAGATTGGATAGAACAAAGGCAATATGATGCGTAATGCCTCCCAACGCAAAGACATTCGTAAATACGAGAAGATCGATGCAGAACAGGCCCAGAAACGAATCAACTTCATCGTCGCGGCAATGTCCACCGAAGCAGGTCGAGCTTGGTTTCATAACCTCCTTGCCCGGTGCCATATTTTCGCCGATCCATTCACCGGCGAGGCTCTATTTGAAGCCTATTCAAAAGGCGAACGAAATATCGGCCTGTCCATATACCTCGACATAGTTACACACTGCCCCGACTATTTTGTAACCATGTTAAAAGAAGCCACAATCCTGGAGCAAGTTTATGACCGAAGAACAGACCCCATCGACGCCGCCCTTGATGAATACGCCGGAGAGTCGGACGCCGACGGGGGAGATTCTTGATCAATCGCCTGCGCCAATCAATCCTCCAGCGCCAGTCGATCCTCCAATCGAAGCTCCGTCTGGTCCTCCCGAGGCCTATTCCTTCACTGCACCCGAAGGCGTAACCCTATCCCCCGACCTTATCGCCGAAGTCTCCCCTATTTTCAAAGAACTTAAACTTGATCAACCTTCCGCCCAACGTCTTGTTGATCTCTATACAAAATCCACCACCGGTATTCAATCTGAACTTCTTGCTACCGTCGAACGAACCAGAACCGAATGGCGTGAAGCCACCAAGGCCGATCCTGAAATTGGCGCCAAGCTCGAATCTACCGTCCTTCCTGAAATCGGTCGAGCTCTTGACAAGCTCCCGAAGGAAGTCTCCGCCAGTCTTCGTGCCGCTCTAGATTTTACCGGAGCCGGCGATCATCCTGCGGTAGTCCGAGGTTATTACGAACTTGCCAAACTCATCAATGAGGGCACGCACGTAACCGGCGCCGCACCTTCGCCACATGGCCAGCAACCTGGAGGTCGCGTAGTGCCTCCTTCTGCGGCCAAGTCCCTATACCCGAACCTAACGTAACTGGGCCTCATTGAGGAAGAACGCTTTGGCCAGACCAGCCGTTGTGAATTAACCTAAGGACACGAACATGGCTACTCCAGTTATTATCGGTTCAACGGCCCTAACCTATGCGGATTGGGCCAAACGCATGGATGATGGATACCGTGTAGCATCCATTATCGAACTTCTTTCCCAGACCAACGAAATTCTTGATGACATGCTCGTCATGGAAGGTAATCTTCCCACTGGGCACAAGACCACAATTCGAACGGGTTTGCCCCAGGCTACTTGGCGACTCCTCAATACCGGCGTTCCAAATGCCAAGTCTACCAGCGCACAGATTGTCGATACCTGTGGCAATCTTGAAACCTACGCTGTGATTGACAAAGACATCGCCGATCTCAATGGTAACACCGCGGAGTTTCGTCTCTCCGAAGTGAAGTCCTTTCTTGAGGGCATGTCTCAGCAGGTTGCTTCTACCATCATTTACGGCAATCAGCATACCAATCCGGAACGTTTCACTGGCCTCGCCCCGCGCTATTCCACGAAGAATACCTCCAATTCCCAAACTGCCAATAATGTTCTTGATGGTGGCGGAACTTCCAATACCAATACTTCCATCTATGGCGTAACTTGGGGCAATGATACTCTTCATGGCACCTTTCCTAAGGGCAAGATCACTGGCCTTCAGCATAGAGATATGGGCGAATGGCCAGTTCTTGATGCTTCTGGCAACACCTTTCAAGCCTACCGCGACCATTTCAAATGGGAAATCGGTTTGGTCCTTCGCGATTGGCGATATGTTTTCCGCATCGCCAATATCGATGTAACTCAGCTGACCGGTGTTTCCGCTGCTAATCTGATCAATCTCCTAGTCCGCGGACTTTATCGCCTGCCGACCACCCCTGCCTCTGCCACCGCGGTTCAGTCCTCCGATACTCCGGAAGTCCGCGCTAATATGGGTCGGGTTGTTCTTTATGCCAATCGTGTGGTTCGCACGTATCTTGACCTTCAAGCAATGAATAAGACGAACGTGCTTCTTCGTCTTGAAGAGTTCGATGGGAAGGTCGTTACCACCTTCCGCGGCCTCCCGATCAGAACCGTCGATGCGATACTCAATAATGAGGCGCAGGTTGTTTAGGTTCTGATCTATCGTCAATCCACTCCAATAATGGGAGACTTCCCTTGATCCTAGATGGCTTCCTAACCTTCACCGGCTCGGCCCAGGGTGCTTCCGGCGGCATTCAGTCCACCGCCTATGGCGATCTACCCACCACTGGCACCACGGTCGCCTCAAACATCATCGACCTTGGCGTCAATTCTGGCGTTCCTTCCGATGCCAATGGTGGTGGCGCTCGTGACATTGGTGTCGGCGATGATCCTTCACTAAAGCTATCGGCCATAATGGCCGTGGGCCTTACTGCTGGCGGCACTATTCAACTTGAACTTGATGGCGCTCCTGACAACGCTGGCGTTCCGGGTTCCTACACCGTCATGTGGCAGTCTCAGGCAATTGCCGCAGCTCAGGCTGTCGCTGGTTTCCAACTCTGCAACGTTGATGTTCCACGTGTGGTTCCGGGGCAGCCTCTTCCTCGATACCTTCGCCTGCGTTTCATTCAAGGTTCCACTGCCAACACAGCTGGAATCGTGGAAGCTCAAATCGTGATTGATCGTGATGACCAGATCGTCGGCACTGGTGGTGCCTATTCTGGCTATCCTGCTGGTATCACTGTCGCCAATTAAGGGGTGGATCATGAAAAGGTTCTTTCTTTCCGCTCTGGCGATCCTGGCTTTGGGAGGCATTGCTGCCTCCCAGGTCAATCAGGTCCCACAAATTGGCGTCAACACCGCCAATCTTCGTCAGAATACCTATGTTGCGGCGATCCATGGTTTGATCCCCGCGGCCTCTACCACAGACTTCTTCTGTATCTCTGGTTCGACCTCCAAGACTATCAAGATCCATCGGGTGGAACTCTCTGGTTCAGGCACCTTGGGTTCCGCTCCGATCTATCTTAATCACAACTCCACTCTCGATACCGGCACCGCTGCTGTTGTCGCGACTTATGGTCCGGTAGCCTATCCGTTA